TCTATGACGGTGTAAACCCCTCTGGTGAGCCTAAAGTGGTTGGTATCCTTGGTGATAATACTCGTGCAGGGTTAAATAAGCAGATAGAACAACTAAAAGCTAAGCACCCTGAGTATACCACTGGTGAGGAACGCTTCTATGGTGGACACAACAAGAAGGGTACTGCGGATGGGTTCGAGCAACTGCTAGAATTCCTGTCTGAGAATGATCCAAAGATGAAGGAGTTCGTCGATAGGGTCAACGACCTCATCTCCGATGATGCCTACAACTTCATGAATGCCAAGACGCACACCATGAACAAGAAGGGTATCTTTGGTATGGAGGGCAAGAAGCTCTTTGAGGATGCTGCTAAGAATGCTGAAGATGGTATGGCTGCTCAGATTAGGTACGCCGAAACGATCATTCGTTGGAGCGAGCTGAGTAAAGCGGTGGATGAGGTTAAGCCCGTAATTGCTAAGGATAATGGAGTTAACATGCCTAACGCCAAGGCTTGGGCAGAAGACTACATCCAAGGGGCATTGGGGAACTCTCCCGGTGAGTTTGGTAAGCATCTAGATAATGCTACTGCTGCGTTGGGTAAATCCTCTGGGCTGGGTGTTACGATACCCGGTCAGGTAATGGGTGGTGCTAAGAAGTTAGTCAATGGTATGTTGCTAGGATTCGTGAACGTAGGCTTCAACGCCATGAACATGATTCAGCCAGTCAAGACCATGCCAGAAATGGCTATGTGGCTCAAGACTAAAGGTGTGGATGTTGGTGTGGATATGGGCCTAGGCCGTGCACTCACCACGATGCAGAAAGATTTGGTTGGCATGAAGCTGACTGACGTAGAGACTGCCGCCCTGAAGTATGCCAAAGACAACCATGTGTATAGCTCCAGCCTCTTTGAATCTGGTAATCGTGTGTCGAAAGACGTACCATACTACTGGGACAAAGGGACACAGTTCATTGCTAAGGACGTGGAGGCTCAGACACGCAAGTTGACGTACCTAGCGTATGTCCATATGCTAAATGAGAGCGGTATCAAGCCTAAGGATGGCCTGTTTCAGGCTGCACAGAATGCTACCGATATCCACATGAATAACTATGCACAAGCTGAAGCACCTAAAATCTATCAAGAAACTGGTGCTGTAGGACGTAGTGCATACAACCTCATGTCGTTCAAACACAACGAACTAAGTCGTGTGGCGATGTTGGCTAGGGAGATTCCCAACACCAAGGAAGGTAGACCATTGTTGGTAGCTATCGCTTCCCAGATTGCCTTTGCTGGCGTGATGGGTATGATTGGTTACCACGAAGCAGATGCCTTGTATCAGTTTGTGACTAGCAAGATGGGTAGCCCAACGTCGATTACCAAATTGCTGTTGGACAACCCGGAGATACCAACATCATTAAAGACCTTACCAACCTTCTCAGTAAACTCTCTGCCCATTTCAGTACGTGGCTGGTAAGTCAACTGGTCCATATTAGCAGCCGTCTGTTTCTCGAAATTGATACCACTAGGGTTATTCAATTTCTGTAGACCAGCAGCAATGAAACCAGCAGGCATAGCCACGGCTGACGTACCAAGGCTAAGAGCAGTTTCACCAACGCCTTTAGCCACATCCAATAGTTTAGAGTTTTGATCTTCTAGTGTTTTGGTAGCAGCGGTATTCTTAACGTGGCTGTAAGCCTCTTCGATATCTGCATCCGTTGGTTGTGTATCAAACTCTACAGTATGTCCTGTTTCAAATTGAATCTTATATCCCATAGAGTCCTTTATTAATTAACCACCACTTCCCGGAGGAATCACTTTAAACTTAATACCACCTTTGGTGGTTCCTTCGGTATAGCCTTTGTTACCAGCAATCGGTGCAGTTACTGTTGGTTTAGCTGCTGCCGGGATTCCCATTGAGGGGAGGTCTGGGCGATCTGGTATCGTAGGCTTATCTTCCAAGGCACGTTGACGAGCTTCCATAGCACGTTGTCCCAAGATAGAAGCAAGTTCCTTATCACCAGAAGCCACTGCTTGGGCATAGCCTTCTTCTAGGATTTCAGCCTTTTCTTTTGCATTCTTCGCTTTCAACAAACGATCTTGCAAGGACGAAACCGCTCCAGCACGTGCTCTTTCAAACTTACCAGCATCAATGTCCATCTGCTTGCCTTTGAGCATTGCACCAGCACTGATACGAGCACCCTCAAGGTGAGACTCTTTAGACTTGGTAGCGGTCATCAAAGCTTGTTGATAAGCAGCGGACTGTTGATTCAGCCACTCATTTGCATGAGACTGTGCAGCTTTCAGTTGATTCGTAGGAATGCCACCAAGCATCTGTGCAATCTCAGGATACTGGGCTTCCAGTTGTTTACGGTAAGCCTCACCAGCCGGTCCCTGTGCAAGAATTTGTGAGACAACCTGATTAGTCATTTGCTGACGATTAGCCATCTCTTTGAGCTTATTAGCTTGAATGGCCAGATCGTTGTCACTATTAGCCTTACCAATCGTACCAGCTTTAGTAGCATCCAGTATGTCAGCCTCAGTGCCCTTCATCCGGGATGTAGCAGCCAAGCCGGGAAGCTGTGCACCCTGTGCAGCAATCTCACCCTGCCTAAACTGAGCAGCCAAGGGATTCATCACTTGTGCTTGGCGGTTAGCTTCTTGTGCTGCTAGAATAGCTTCACGCTCTTTCTGAGCAGTCAGTTGATCCAACCCTAAGGCAGTACCCTCACGCTCACCAGCCATGCTAGCAGCATAAGTTGGTCCCATGTTTTGGAACAGTGTTTCAAGTCCTGCGTATGCCATTATTGTCCTAAGATTTTCTGTGTAGCACCAGCCTTATTCAGATAACCGAACAAGGAGTTAAGCCCACCATACTCGTTATTCAGGTAGCTAGACTGAAGGTTGTTCATCCCTTGCATAGTAGACCCAAGGGTTTGATTCTTGATACCAGCAATCTTAGCTTGGAGTTCCACTGCGCGGGGACCATACTGACTGTTACGTCCAGCACGAGCATCCTTACGAGCCAACTCTTGTTTCATGTACTCAAACTCAGGACTACCGGGAGCGTACCCACCACTGATTTGTGATTGTAGTTGGTTGTAGCGATCTTTCTGTTCTCCAGCCATCTTGTTCTTAGCATACATGTCGTATAAGCTACTAATACCAGTCATACCAGTAAGACCAGTGGGTGCTCCTTGGAACAAAGGATTCTTGAGGAAATCACCTACCCCACCCATACCCATCTTATTAAATAAACCTGTTAGACCAGTACCCCCTTGTGAAGCAACTTGTGGAGCAAATTCCCCAAGAGTATTCATCAGTGGGGCAGAGCCAGCAGCAGCCATTCCACCAGCAGCATTCTCTGCTGCAATGGTACTAAAGGCATCTCCACCTAAACTAGCAGCACCTTCACCACCAAAAAGACTACCTAGTCCACTAAAGCCACCATTCATGAGGCCATAGCCACCTAGACCAATACCAGCTATAGTACCAAGACCTTTCCACAACCCCGAGAGGTCTGAACTACGTTGACGTGCAGAGGTACGGATTTGGTTTCCCATATCATCATACTCAAACACTTGGTTGTCGTTGTTAGGGTCAATGCGGGAGTAACCACCTGTCTCACGGTAGGGTTCATAACCAGCACCATCGGCACCAGTTGAGTAACCACCAACCGCATTCCGCTGGTAGGAGGAATCAGGAGGAGTCCACGGCAGAGTTTCAGTCTGTGTAGAATCACCACTATAATGTGAAATCAGTGGGTTGTTGCTTTCCCAGTCGTATGTATCTGCCATTATGCTATTGTAACGCTTTTCATCACGCCCCCTATGTTAACCCAAAGTTTGACAGTACCAGTACCAGTATGTCGATAAATAGCCCAGTAACCATCTGGTACACCACCAGTGCCGGGATCGCTAGCAGAACTATTGACAGCATAAAAAGCAGTAAGTCTATTAGCTTCAGTTGCTGAAACATGATAATCTCCTGTGCCATTTATGCCTGTGAGTAGGTTGTGTCCTTTAGCAGCAAGATCAGCAATCGAGCTACCAGCTTTGTTTACTTGATCCCATGCTAGAGAGCCAGTAGTAGAAATAAGTTTGTATAACGAATTGTACCAAGCCGTCCAAGCAAAGCTACCCTGCTCAGCCCGTGTTGGGGGTGGAGGAAGACCAGTTGACATTATTGGTTACCTTTATTGATATCAACCTCGATACCTTCCCACCTAATGAAGTAGGGTGCTGTATATCGAATGCGAAATGCTCGTCTACGGAAGCGACCTAATTGTGCAATACAAGGGAAGTCATTTTCAAAACGAAGCGTACGTGCTGTTTTCCACGTGCGGTAGTCATCATCACTCCATTCGATTGACACAGCTTTACTAGCAGAATCTGGTGCATCTAGAGGTTCATCCCCAATGATAGTAAACCTACTCATTGTTTTTTGGTTGAACGTATCGAAATCTTCCTTAGCCATTGTGATCTCTTGCATGAATGTCACACCATTATCATCAAGGTAGTCTTCAGACATGTTGTAAACCACTCCGCCCCCAGCATTCAAAACATAGGCTGTACCTTCTGGACCGTCAGCGGCAAACGCGCCAACAAAGGTAGATTCATTTGTCGTTCCAGATGCCCACTCATGCCACATCTTTGTATCAAAACTATATACCAATGTGCGAGAGGTTAATCGGATAACATACAGCTTCTGACCACACACCCGTAGGGAAAATGCTGTTGCATTGTCTAGATCGGAACCTTCTTCTAGAAAAGCATTCTTAATAGCGGGAATACCAATCTCTTTTTCTTTAAAGCCATCAATGGTCCACACAGTGTGCCCACCATTTCCAGTTTGTCCAATGAAGATAACTTCCTTTTCTGTCTGTACTACCGTATAGGGAGCAGCAATGCCAAATTGTTGCACGGCAGATTCATGCCGTTGTAGTGGACTCCCAGTAGCATTAGCAGCATCTAGGAAATACTCCACGGAGTCGTTGCCGATGGCGTAGATATAGTTGTTGTTCTTGCTTAGAGCTTTGATTGTGTCTGGATACATCTCCGCAGAGATATAGTCGCCTGCTGTCCACAACGTAGCATCATCGAGATTACTATTGTAGATATCTTGTGAATCAGGCTTTGCCAGAAATAAATACCCATCCATAAATATAGGGAAAGGTAAATGAGGAGTGGGGAAATCGGGGCTGGTGATAGTTGTAGGAGGAACGGTTGGATCGGAGAATTCATAGCCTTTTGTCCCATCGACCATTACAAGTGTAACAACCCCAGTGCTAGCCACAAAAAGCGTAAAGCCCACGGGACCAGTAGTAGTAGTGATATTAGCAAGGAATGTGCCGTTATAGTAGATTTGTGCATCTACCACAGTGATTGTATAAGGGACACCATGAAAATCCCAATAAAAGATTCCTCGTGCAGTTCCAGAATTAACAAGATGAGATGGTGCTAGACCGGGACGAGACTTAACAAAGAATTGTTTTTGTGATCCCACAGGAGAATCAATCTCCTCCACCATCATGTTAACTAGACGCGCATCCCGCTCAGGATACCTACCACTACGTTGTTGTGGGTTAGAAATAAAACTAACCCGTTTCGTTTCATATGTAGAAAGTGATGGAGAGTTGCTGTAGGGCATTAGTGCCTTCCCGCCCAATCAGGCATAACAAACACGCTGCCCTCTTCGGTACCAAACGACAATGCCTGTTGGTGGAAGTACTCAGCCTCCTTAGCTAACACAGCACGATCTTGAATTGGAGTACCATATTCTGGTGCTAGACGCCAAGCAAGTCCATAGATCAACGCTTCCATCCAGTACGGGGGCACATCAATGTCGTCAGTGTTGTTATTGATATCCTCGAAGGGACGTTGGTAGTGGATAGTAATACTTGTAGTACTATTATCCGGTTTAGGCCAAAGATTGATCACACCAGAAGTAGCCAACGGCTGGTAATACAGAGTTACTGGTGTGGCCGCTGACGCATTAACTGGCAGTAGATTATAATCATATTGGTTCATCACATTCATTGGTACGTTAGCCGCACCAGATGTGGAAATACGCTCCGCCTGTATGATCTTCAGGGGAACGATGGTATCCAACGTTTGTCCTGTGCCAATTGCATAGGTAGCAAGATTAATCGTTGGGGTAAAGGAGTAGCTACGAATAGCCCAAATAGGCATACCATCGGCAGCAAACCCTTTACACATTGCGTTAAGGGCTTCAGCAGCATTAGTTACTTCATATGTTTCAGGTGAACTCCCACCAGACAATACCGAGATTTTACGTAATGCAGCATTAATAATGGCATCACGTTTTAGTGTCCAAGCGACAGTTCCACTGGTGCTCATGCAGCTACCCCTTTAGTTTTCTCAAATGAACGCAAACCAGCTAGACCAAGCATTCCCAAAAGCACAGGCATCATTTCTGTTAGGTCTGCTGGCTTGAGGTCAATGGTTGTGGCAAAAAAGGTTAGGGCTATGAATTTAGCAATACTCAACCCAATCCAATTCCATGCACAAGCACCACCACACACCCAACCAATGAAGGGACGCCATCCTGCTACAAAGGTAGAGGACGATGCTGCTTCTGCTTTGTTGATATCTAGCTGGCCTTGCACAATGACCACAGCAGCAGCAAGTTGTTGCTTTTCTTGTTCTGACTTATCGGGCCAGATTTTATTGATTGCAGTATTGACTAAATCAATCCCTGCTGTTACTGGGTCTAGTGCCATCTTATTTATCCTGTTTAGTATCTAGTTTTTCTGCCAGTGCAATTAGCAATTCTTTAAGTTCTTTGATGCCATCCTTGAAATCATCTTTAGCAATGTATTTCTCGGGGATTTGCTCTCGCAACTTGGCTAGATCACTTTTAAGTTCTTTTACAGCATCCCATAGTTGACTAGCAAACCATCCCAGAGCCACACTAACCATTCCTCCCAAGGCATTAAGAATAGTTTGCGGCTCCATTATTCTGCTTCCTGCTTAGCGTTTTCTTTTGCAGCCTGTTCTTGTATATTCACTTGAACGTTGATGCTGTTGATCAAACCAGCCACTTGTTTAAACGGAAGACTTACCAAAGCTTCAGAAAGGATTTTCATGTCGTCTTGGGTGAAGGTAAGAGTAATGGTTTGTTGCATTAGAGAACTTTCTTGTTTTGTAGATTTTTAATGATAGAGGAAACAATACAATATAATGGACGAATTGAGTATTCAATCAAAAGTTGATTGTAGCTACTGCCTAAGAAAGCGGAAATTGCTCCATCAGTACACAGAAAATCTATATCGTTGTTTGCAGTTGTTACAAACGCTTGCGCATTTGTTCCGCCAAAATTAGTAAGCGTAGCACTATAGGACCAAGCTGTTCCTAGATTAATCGTAGCACTCGGTAGGGTAATACCAGCATTAGCCGGGATAACACTAGTAAATGTTTTGATGCCTGCAACAGTTTGATTGCCTGTTAGGAGAACACCAGTACCACCATTATTATTAAAGTTGGTGTCTGTACCAGCCGTAATATCAATATAACCCCTACGAGTTGAGCCGTTGTAGAATTCAATATACCCTGAAGTACTATTATATTTTAATTGAATGGCACTAGTAGCTTCCAAGGCAATGGTGTCATTAGCTTTGATCCGAATAGCTGACGTAGTGTGCTGAGCTTCTGCAAGATCAATCCCCACAATGTACTGTCCAGTGTGGCGAATACCCCACGTGGATTGTGCATAATTATACACACCCGCAGATAGGGCTGTCTTGATGGCTAGACCATTATAGTATGCTCCACCGGTGGTAGCATTCGTACTACCGCCTACACGAACACCTGCAAAAGCTTCACCACGACCAATGCCATTAACGCCATTACGAATTAATTGTGCATTACCTGCGGTAATATCAACACCAATGCGCCTAGCACCAATGGTTTGTACACCAGTACTAGAATTAATAGAATCTACGCCGTCTGTACCATTGGCCCAGATATCCACTTCTATTCCAAGCAGCCCACCAGAACTACCAGAAACATTAGCATTGGTTAGATCAGTGCCTTCAAAAACACCACCCCATGTAGGACCAGAAACAGACATTTTATTGCCTTGTCCATAGACACCCACATTTTCACCAGCGGTAGCATAATTGTATACTACACCAACAATAGCCCATTCAAAGGATGTGGCGGCTGCTCCCACAGTCGTTTGGACGTAAATACCACCATTTACATATCCCGGTGTACCTCCAGAATAGGAAGCATCACGGTAGATTTTAAAGGCAGACGACGTAGAATCTGGAGCCGTTGTATTAATGCTGAGTGTATCAGCATTCATGGCATTAGTTAGTTGACTAACCACATTGGCCGTGTTGTTGTACACATAGTCATTTACATCATTTAGCCAATCGGCTTGGATGACTGTTCCAGCAACAAAAGTAGTATCACTCATTATGTATATAATCCTGAAGCAAATCCCGTTGGGGGAGTGTATGTGAGAGCAGATGCTCCAAAATTAGCAGTAGTAGCACCACTGTAGCCTGTACCAGCATACTGTGTTCCAGTTAGACCAGTAAGAGTGTAATACAAAGTGTTAGCTTTATAGAAGGCTAATGTACCAGCATCCATATCTAAAGCAAAACCTAAGACTTGACCAGTAGTAAATGTAGTTATAAAAATATATGGAGCACTATTAAAATATAAATTCCCATCTCCAGAATACCAACCATAACTGTCTGTGCCACCAGACCCGAAATAAGAAGATAATGATGCAGAACTATTAGCAATGCCAGGCATTGCCACAGTACTCATAGTAACTTCCCAGTACCATTTACCACTAGATTTACCTATAGTAGATCGAACACTTCCACCAGTACTAGTAGCAATTAGATCACTACCCGATAAAGTTACTGTGGAATGTTTATCAGCAGGATTCCATGTAGCATATGTAAAACTCCCACCAGAAGCAGATTTACCTAGAAGCATCTGTTGAATTGCAGCCATTAGGTCAACCCGGTTCCAGAGATTATCCACTCTGTTGTAGTGATCTTAAGAGCAGTAGCAACACCATTAGCAGCAAGAGTACGTGAACCAGTGGTACCAGCACCAGCCAACCGCATAGTATCTGCTGTAATAGAAATAGTAATTGTTCCTGCCGAGTTTTGATTAACAAACGTAATAGCAGTACCAACAGGATAAGCAACGTTAGCATTACTATCTATGGTGTACACCCGTGCAGTTGTGTCTGCACTAGGATGCAAGATATGTTTACCTTGATCAGCCAACACAGTAGTGTATGCTGCACTCTGACTATTTTGTGGTACGTTGAGATACCCAATGCTTGCAGAAGCAACAGGGAAAGTCATTGTTGTACTATCTGTACCAGCCAAAGTGATGGTATTAGATACTGTTAGGGTTTTACCGGGAGACATGGTTAGGACACCAGACCCGGCTGTCCAAGTATTCCCGTTATATGTCTTGTTAGTAAGAGCTTCTACTCCAGCGGGAGTAACATAATCAGTACCAGCAGTAGCGGCACTGATAGCAGTACCATTACCTTTAAGCACACCAGTAATACTTGTAGCGAGAGTAACTACTGGGGTGGTTGTTGCTGTAGCAACTGAACCAGTGAAACCATTACTAGCAGCAATAGAGATAGTAGTAACCGTACCACTACCTGCGGATGTCCATGTAGCTGTGGACCCGGCTCCTCCAGAAGTTAACACTTGTCCCGCAGTACCGTAACTAGAGGCTGATCCCAAACCAATCTGACCAGATGAGCCAATCTTTAAAGTAGCTACCCCAGCGTTTGTTTGAAAATAGTGGGTATCATATTGGGAATAGGCTGAAACAATTCCACCAGCGCCAGACATTATAAAATAATTACCAGCAAAGTTTGCACCGATATTGGCAGACTTGCCTACACCATCCGCAAGGGCAAGATATGATCCAGCAGAAGCACCACCATTTCCATTTGTAATGACAATACCACTAGCTGCATTTTGACTTTTGGTAATTTCAAGAGAATAACTAGAGGGTGCTGCACCAATCCCTACATTACCAGTTGCACTAACAAAAACACGTCCGGTACCATTTGTAGAAATTGCATAGGCATTTGAAGCATAAGAGTATGCCCCAGTAGAGGAAGAAGAAGTGAACGAGTATGCTGGAGCAGCAGCAGTACCATTATCAATTAAGAATGGTCCTGATGTTGGTGCCCCACCATAGACAAGGGAATTTACATCATTTAGCCATGATGCTTGGATTACTGTAGTTCCATCTACAAAATATGTACTAGCCATTAATACTCCGGTTTTAAACTTTTAATTACTCCAGAGGTACTTGTACCTGCTTGAGCCAACCCAGCGATAGCCGAGTACACATCTTTATTGATCCAGTTGACCAAGATATCATCACTTTCATACGCCATTGAAAAACCAACCCTAGCACAATCTGCGGCAGCTATATCAGCCTTGGCATTCTGTTGTTTGATAGAGCAGGTATAGCGTATGAAGTTATCTTCGGGTTCTGGTCTAGGAATTGGAACGGTTTGCTTATCACCACGCACACGAACAAAGTCCTGTGCATTACGCAATTCGTAATCTTCGTGACAAACGAGCAAACCATCCCATCGTTTCTTCATCTGTGAGAATTTGAACTTACGTCCGCAACTATCACACAGAGTGTTGTAATCCCCTAGCTTAAGCCAATTTTGCATTTAGTTACCCATTCCTGTAAGAGTTCGCCATGTAGTAACACCTCCCACAGCATTTGGATCAATTAGTGGTGCAGTCCCTGTGAACGTAATCTGTCCAGTAGGAGCAATAAGACGAATTCTAGTTTCAGTAGCTGAGCCAGAAAAATCAATACTTCCTGTAGGCACAAGGGTTCTAATATGTTGTGTTATATTAGTACCACTAAACGTAATACTTCCTGTTGGTATTTGAATACGTTCTCGTATCTGGTCTCCCGTACCACTGAGTGTTATTGTACCGCCCGGACTCAAAGTGTATGTGTTACTTTGAGAAAAGGGTGCAGTACCACCAAAGACAACACTACCAGAAGTAGTTTGTAGTCTAGTACGTAACAAAGGAACTGTTCCACTAAATGTTAAAGTACCACTAGTAGACTGTACATGCT